AAGCCAGAGCTTCGCCTTTGGTGGCGAATTGTTTACGCACACGACGTCCACTACGTCCGGCGGGGTAACATTCGCAAAGCCATTTTCCTGTGGTGAGTTTTCGTACTGCCATAAAAAATGCCCTCCAGTAGAGAGCATTTTTACTGTATGTATAACCAGTGTCAATGTATGAAATCCTGCGACCATACATCTCACTGAAGCCATAATGAAGTTAGCTATTTTTTGCTATGTGAGTATGTGACTTTTGCGGTTAGCCTGCGGCTCATTGTTATATTAGGCGCAGATATAAAAGCAAAATTTATCGCGAGTTTTTAGTACAGATTTTTTTTGATTTACTAATAGTTCCATCATTGCAAACGAACTTTCCATCGGAGGTACAGTGAGAGACACCTCCCTTTTTCCCAGAACAAGGATAATTTTTAGCATAGGTAGTTAGTGGGTTTAATAACAAAGAGCATGATAAAACCACAAAAAATACCTTACCAAGCATAGTTTCCTCCCGGTATTACCTAACGTACTTAATTGTTAAACTTATAATTTTCCCAATTATTTCAACATCTTCTATCTTGCACTCGAAGGCTCTATTTCCACCCTCGACGAAGATTCTTCCACCGGGTAAACGAGTAATGTCACGGATCGTTATTTCGCCATCAATACTTATTACCCATTTACCATCACGTATATCATCAAATTCCTTATCACAAATAAATTCAGAATTATTATCTGTGATTACAAAAAGATTCTTGAATGCCGACGGTAGAAATTCTCTATCGAAAATATAAAAACCGTCTTCACACAAGGCCCCATCAGATAATACATATTTAGCAACTTCCATAGTATTTGTATTACCTGAAGTTTGCTTTGAACCATGCCCGGTTGTGAGCCAATTAAGCGAGGTGCCTGTTTCAAGGGCGCACTGGATTACCCATTCTGCTGGGAATGAGTCACGCATGTAGCGTGTGGCGAGTGTACTTTTAGAGATTCCTAAATGATCGCACAACGCCTGTCGAGTCTTGAATCCATAAGCTTCTACCATGCGCTCTATAGCGCCTCGTCCGCCTTTCTCCAAATTCATGGTCACTCCAAGTGAACTTTTATCTTGACGATTTCACTGTGCGATCGTATGTTTATGGTGTTCACAAAATACAAACGATCCGTATTCGTCCTGATTAATCATCATTAAACGAGGAATGTTGCATCATGAGACCTAACATTTCAATCACTCTTACCACCCCTCATGTGACTATTGAACGCTATAGCGAGCTGACAGGGCTATCCATCGATACCATCAATGACATGTTGGCTGATGGACGCCTTATCCGTCACCGACTGCGCAAAGATAAAAAACGCGAAAAAGTGATGATCAACATAGCAGCAATGACCGTTGATGCGCTTTCAGAATGCAATCTAAACCTTAATTAGTTCGATTCTGAAATACATCAGAGGCATTGACCATGTTTGATTACCAAGTTTCCAAACATCCACATTTTGATGAAGCCTGTCGTGCATTCGCATTGCGCCACAACCTGGTGCAACTGGCAGAACGTGCTGGCATGAATGTGCAGATTCTGCGGAACAAGTTGAACCCAGCGCAACCTCATTTATTAACCGCACCAGAAATCTGGCTGCTTACCGATCTGACTGAAGATTCAACGCTGGTAGATGGTTTTCTGGCTCAGATTCACTGCCTGCCATGCGTACCGATTAATGAGGTGGCAAAAGAGAAACTGCCACATTACGTCATGAGTGCAACCGCAGAGATCGGGCGTGTTGCTGCAGGTGCGGTATCTGGCGATGTAAAAACCAGTGCAGGTCGTCGTGATGCTATCAGCAGCATTAACTCTGTAACACGACTGATGGCGTTGGCTGCTGTTTCATTGCAGGCCCGTTTACAGGCTAACCCTGCGATGGCGAGTGCAGTTGATACCGTGACTGGCCTCGGTGCTTCATTCGGTTTGCTGTGAGGTGCTTATGCTGACGAAAGAACCATCATTTGCATCGCTGCTGGTAAAGCAAAGCCCGGCAATGCACTACGGTCACGGCTGGATCATGGGTGAGGATGGAAAACGCTGGCATCCGTGCCGTTCACAAGATGAATTGCTGGCAGAACTATCTACGAAAAAACGGGGGAACAAATGGCTATTGAAGGCGCTGCGGCGACTGTTCCATTAAGACCCGGTGAACGCCTGAATGGACTTAATCATATTGCGGAGTTAAGGGCGAAAGTTTTTGGTTTGAATATTGAGTCAGAGCTTGAGCGGTTTATTAAAGATATGCGTGATCCACGGGATATCAATAATGAACAAAATAAACGGGCACTGGCTGCCATATTCTTTATGGCAAAAATTCCAGCTGAACGTCATAGCATCAGCATTAATGAGCTGACCACTGACGAAAAGCGGGAGTTGATTAAAGCAATGAATCATTTTCGTGCAGTGGTGAGCTTATTTCCCAGACGGCTAACCATGCCGAATTAACCAACTAATGAAATTAATGGCGTAAACCCGCCGGGCATCCCTTTATCTAAATTCAGGAGAATTGCTTATGCGTAATATTGAAACCCTCACGACCAAAACCGGACCGGATGATGCAGGTCTTAATCTTTTACTGACAGAGGCTCGTCTGGAAGAACGCCGGGCAAGGGCTGAAGCAATGGCTGCTCGCCTCGATAGCCTGGCGTGTCATATCACCTCCCGCCAGCTAAACCACGTCGAAGCGGCAGAACTGCTGCGTGTGACTGCTGAAGCAATCCAGAACGAAGCGCAGGAGATCCACTGATGGCTGATGCAATGGATCTCGTACAGCAGCGCGTTGAAGAAGAACGCCAACGCCATATCCGTGCTGCCCGTGCCAAAACGCCGGGCGTGTCCCGCGTGCTTTGCGTTGAGTGTGAAGCGCCAATTCCGCCAGCACGCCGCCGTGCCATTCCTGGAGTGCAGCTTTGCATTACCTGCCAGGAAATCGCAGAGCTGAAAGGCAAACATTACAACGGAGGTGCTGTATGAGCACCATCCTGAAATGGGCGGGTAATAAAACCGCCATTATGTCCGAACTGAAAAAATACCTTCCTGCTGGCCCGCGACTGGTTGAACCTTTCGCGGGTTCTTGTGCTGTGATGATGGCGACGGATTACCCCAGCTATCTGGTTGCGGATATTAATCCTGATTTAATCAACCTCTATAAAAAGATTGCCGCTGATTGCGAAGCGTTTATATCTCGTGCCAAAGTTTTATTTGAGGAAGCAAACAGTGAGCTGGCTTATTACAACATAAGACAGGAGTTTAATTACTCAACTGAAATTACTGATTTCATGAAGGCGATATATTTCCTGTATCTCAATCGTCACGGTTACCGTGGTTTATGTCGCTATAACAAGAGCGGGTATTTCAACATTCCCTACGGTAATTATAAAAATCCGTATTTCCCTGAAAAAGAAATTCGCGCATTTGCAGAGAAAGCCCAGCGGGCAACGTTTATCTGCGCGAGCTTTGATGAAACGCTGGCGATGCTGCAGGTGGGGGATGTGGTGTATTGCGATCCGCCGTATGACGGTACGTTTTCCGGCTATCACACTGATGGTTTCACTGAAGATGACCAGTATCACCTGGCATCCATTCTTGAACATCGGTCATCAGAAGGACATCCGGTCATTGTTTCTAACAATGACACATCCCTGATTCGTTCGCTGTATCGCAATTTTACTCACCACTATATCAAGGCAAAACGCAGCATCGGCGTGTCAGCTGGCGAGGGTAAATCTGCAACAGAAATCATTGCTGTTTCCGGGCCGAGCTGCTGGTTGGGATTTGATCCTTCGCGTGGCGTGGATAGTTCTGCCGTGTACGGAGTGTGTGTATGAGTCATGACGATATGAACTATTGCAGCGGCTTTAACGAGGCCGCCGCAGCATTTTCATGGAACGGCTCGAAAAAGGCCATTAACCCTTATCTGGACCCGGCGGAAGTTGCGCCGGAGTCTGCACTTTCAAACCTGATCACTCTGTACGCTGCCGATAACGAGCAGGAACAACTGCGCCGCGAGGCACTGAGTGAGCAGGTCTGGGAGCGTTATTTCTTTAATGAATCCCGTGATCCTGTCCAGCGCGAAATGGAGCAGGATAAGCTCATTAGCCGGGCAAAGCTGGCGCATGAGCAGCAGCGTTTTAATCCGGACATGGTCATTCTGGCGGACGTAAACGCCCAGCCTTCCCATATCAGCAAGCCGCTGATGCAACGTATTGAATACTTCAGCAGCCTGGGCAGGCCAAAGGCTTATTCCCGCTATTTGCGTGAGACGATTAAGCCATGTCTGGAGCGACTGGATTGTGTACGTGACAGTCAGCTATCTGTTTCTTTCCGTTTTATGGCAAGCCATCAAGGGCTGGAGGGTCTGCTGATCCTGCCTGAAATGAGCCAGGATCAGGTGAAACGCCTGTCCACCCTGGTAGCAGCGCATATGAGCATGTGTCTTGAGGACGCTTGTGGTGATTTGTATGCCACCGATGACGTTAAGCCAGAAGAAATCCGCAAGACATGGGAAAAGGTGGCAGCGGAAACCCTGCGTCTGGATGTTATCCCGCCTGCGTTTGAGAAACTTCGTCGGAAAATAAACCGCCGCAAACCAGTGCTCTATGAACTCATCCCGGGTTCGCTGGCGCGTATGTTGTGTGCCGACTGGTGGTATCGGAAATTATGGAAGATGCGTTGCGAATGGCGGGAAGAGCAGTTGCGTGCTGTCTGCCTGGTCAGCAAAAAAGCATCCCCCTATGTCAGCTATGAAGCCGTGATGCATAAACGTGAGCAGCGCCGTAAGTCGCTGGAGTTTTTTCGTTCTCATGAACTGGTGAACGAAGACGGCGACACGCTGGATATGGAAGATGTGGTAAACGCCAGCAGCAGCAACCCGGCGCATCGCCGCAATGAGATGATGGCCTGTGTTAAAGGTCTGGAGCTTATCGCGGAAATGCGCAGTGACTGTGCCGTTTTCTACACTATCACCTGTCCGTCGCGTTTCCATTCCACGCTCAATAACGGCAGACCAAACCCGACCTGGACAAACGCGACGGTAAGACAAAGTAGCGATTATCTGGTCGGCATGTTTGCTGCATTTCGTAAGGCTATGCATAAAGCCGAGTTGCGCTGGTATGGCGTGCGGGTAGCTGAGCCGCATCATGACGGTACTGTGCACTGGCATCTCATGTGTTTCATGCGTAAAAAAGACCGCCGCGCCATCACTGCATTACTGCGTAAGTTTGCCATCCGTGAAGACCGCGAGGAGCTGGGCAATAACACGGGACCACGCTTTAAGTCTGAGCTGATAAACCCGCGCAAAGGTACGCCAACAAGCTATATCGCGAAATACATCAGTAAGAACATTGACGGGCGTGGTCTGGCTGGGGAGATCAGCAAGGAAACGGGTAAATCCCTGCGTGATAACGCTGAATACGTTAATGCCTGGGCGTCTCTGCATCGTGTTCAGCAATTCCGCTTCTTTGGCATTCCGGGGCGTCAGGCTTACCGTGAACTGCGATTGCTGGCTGGTCAGGCGGCAAGGCAACAGGGTGACAAAAAAGCAGGTGCGCCGGTACTGGATAACCCGCGTCTTGATGCAATCCTGGCTGCTGCTGATGCTGGTTGTTTTGCCACCTACATCATGAAGCAGGGCGGCGTACTGGTTCCCCGCAAATATCACCTCATCAGAACTGCTTATGAAATCAACGAAGAACCGACCGCATATGGCGATCACGGTATTCGTATTTATGGCATCTGGTCACCCATTGCAGAGGGCAAGATCTGCACTCATGCGGTGAAGTGGAAAATGGTTCGTAAGGCCGTTGACGTTCAGGAGGCGGCAGCCGACCAGGGCGCTTGCGCCCCTTGGACTCGTGGCAATAACTGTCCCCTTGCTGAAAATTTGAACCAACAAGGGAAAGACAAATCAGCTGATGGGGACTCCAGAACGGATATTACCCGTATGAATGACAAGGAGTTGCACAATTACCTGCACAGTATGAGCAAAAAAGAGCGCCGGGAACTGGCTGCAAGGTTACGCCAGGTGAAACCGAAACGGCGTAAAGACTACAAACAGCGAATTACAGACCATCAGCGACAGCAGCTCGTCTATGAACTGAAGTCCAGGGGATTTGATGGCAGCGAGAAAGAAGTCGATTTGCTCCTTCGCGGCGGCAGTATTCCGTCAGGAGCAGGCCTGCGTATCTTCTATCGGAACCAGCGTCTGAAGGAAGATGATAAGTGGCGGAACCTGTATTAATTACGCGGGTTGACAATTCGTGCTCTTAATAATACCAGGCATATCAGGCCGATGAACGTAAAAAAACGTTTTACATCAGTAAGATTATTATATACTGTAAATATAAACAGTGGTTATGTATACAGTATTGTTTTGGTGTCATAGGAGGAAAGATGCAGGACTATTTTTTGGAGTCTTTGAAGCTCCAGCGCATTGATTTTTTTCTTAAGCTTGTAGCGGCTAGTGAGTGTAGTGATGAAGAG